CATCGTCCACGACGAACTCGGCCAGGTACGCGGTCCACGGTCCACATTGTACGAAGCGCTTGAGACCGCAACAGGAGCACAGGACGATCCATTATCGATAATCATCAGCACCCAAGCACCAACCGATGCGGACTTGTTATCCGTCCTGATCGACGATGCGATGGCGGGGCACGACCCGCGCGTGGTGTGCAAGCTCTACACCGCCGACCGGGAGGCCGACCCGTTCGCCGAGGCGACGATCCGGTCGGCCAATCCGGCTTTCGGCGACTTCCAGAATGCCAGCGAAGTGCTGTCGATGGCCGAGGACGCCCGGCGCATGCCGAGCCGCGAGGCCGAATATCGCAACCTGGTGCTCAACCAGCGGGTCGAGGCCAACAACCCGTTTGTGACGCATACCGTGTGGGCGTCGTGCGGCGGTCCGGTGCTGCCGATCGACGGCGTGCCGGTCTATGGCGGCCTCGATCTGTCGGCCGTAAACGACCTCACCGCACTGGTGCTGATCGGCGAGGTGGATGGGGCGTGGCAGGTACACCCGACCTTCTGGCTGCCGGGCGACGGTCTGGCGACCAAGGCCCGCTCCGACCGGGTGCCCTATGACCAGTGGCACCGCGAAGGTTATCTCGAAGCCGCGCCGGGCAAGTCGGTCGAGTACGAGTACGTCGCCGACCATCTGCGCGACGTGTTTCAGACCTACGATATCCGCAAGGTGGCATTCGACCGCTGGGGCTGGAAGCACTTGCGCCCGTGGCTGGTCAAAGCCGGCTTCAGCGAGACCGACCTGGAGACCAAGTTCGTCGAGTTCGGGCAGGGTCTGCAATCGATGTCACCGGCGCTGCGCGAGCTGGAGAGCGACCTGCTCAACGGCAAACTGCGGCACGGCAAACACCCGGTGCTGACCAACTGTGCGGCGAATTCGGTCGTGCAGACCGATCCGGCCGGCAACCGCAAGCTCGACAAGATGCGCAGCAATGGCCGCATCGACGGCATGGTGGCATTGACGATGGCGCGCGGCGTGGTGCCGCTGGCGAGGTCGCCGGTCAATTGGGCGACCCTGATCGGCTGAAGGAATAAGCCTTATGGCTCTGCAAGTCCTGAACGGCCCGATTATTCCAGCCGGGCAGTCGCTATCCGATGGCATCGACTGCACCGCCGGGGCGATCGTGCGGATCACGATGCCGGCGGCGTGGACGCCGGCCAACATCTCCTTTGCGATCTCCTCCGATGGCGCCTTTTACAACGACCTTGTGGGCATCGACGGCAAGGAGGTGATCCTGCCGGTGGTGCCCGGCACCGCCGTCGTGCTCGCCAGCTTTGCCGAATACCTGCGCGCCATCGCCTTCCTGAAGCTGCGCTCGGGCTCGCGGTTCTATCCGGTCGTGCAGCCGATCCAGCGCGATTTCGCGATTGCCATAGAGACGCCGTGAGCCATGCAAATTCGGATTAAGCAAACCGCGGCGCCACCGCCCGCGGCGGACCCGCTTGAGTTCGTGATGAGCGACGGCAGCGTCGACCGCATGGGCGACGTGATCGATCCCTCGGGATGGCGGCTCGACAATTTCCACAAGAACCCGATCGCGCTGTTCTCGCACGACCCGCTGCTGCCGATCGGCAAGTGGCACGATGTCGGCGTGCGCGACGGCCAGTTGACCGGGCGCCTCGAACTGATGCCGGCCGAGACGTATCTGCAGCGCCAGCTGCAGACGGCGGTCACGGCGGGCGTCCTGCGCGCCGTCAGCGTCGGCTTCCACAGCGACAAATTCGAGCCGCTCGGCAAATCGGGCGGCCTGCGCTTCACCGAGGCCGAGCTGGTCGAGTGCTCGCTCGTCTCGGTGCCGGCAAACCCGAACGCCTTGGCGATTGCCAAGAGCCTCGGGATCTCCCCGCAAACGCAGCAACTGATCTTCGGCGTGTCAGCCGGTGACGATCAGCCGCCGCCGTCGCGGGCTCATGGCGTGTCAGCCACCAGAAAGGACTCGAACCGAAAGTTTCATCAGATGACGACGTATAGCGACCGGATTGAACACGCGCAGCAAGAGGTCAACGGGCTGCAAGACCAGCTCGCCAGCCTGCCGGATGTCGAGGACGTGCAGAAGGTCTCCGACCTCACCCAGCGCATCGGCGAAGTGAAGGGCAAGATCTTCGCTTGGGTCGAGGCCGAGAAGGCGCTCGGCAACGAGGCCGCGGCGATCACCGTGCCGAAGGAGCGGATCACGGTCTACAAACCGACCGAACAGCTGCCGTCATCCGCTCCGAAAGCGTGGGCGCAGCCGAAGCGCAAGGAGACGCCGCCCGAAGAGCACATCCTGCGGCACTTCGCGGCGACCACGCTGGCCTATGTCGAACGCTGCCCGATCGATGTCGCGCTGGCGAAGCTGTACGGCAGCTATGGCGACTACGAGGTCACCAAAGGCATCGTCGAATGGCGCACCCGCGCCGCCACCGCGCCGGCCACGACAACGACGGCCGGCTGGGCGGCCGAACTCGCGGTGACGGGACAGGGCGAGTGGTTCAACGCGGTGATGGCAGGCTCGATCTTTGACCCCGTGTCGGCGAGCGCGATGAGCATCACCCTCGGCCGCTACGCCCAGATCAGCATGCCGACCCGCGCGGCGACCCCGACGATTGCCGGCAGCTTCGTGCAGGAAGGCAGCCCGATCCCGGTGCGGCAGGCCGCTTTTACGCCCGTGACGCTCGGCCTCAAGAAAATGGCGGTGATCACCTCCTACACCCGCGAGATCGCCGAGCACTCGACGCCGCAGATCGAGACCATCCTGCGGCAGTTGATCATGGACGACACCGGGGTCGCGGTTGACACGGTGTTTATCGACAACGTGGCGGTCAGTGCGATCCGTCCAGCCGGCATCCGCAACGGTGTCGCTGGACTCACACCGACCACGGGCGGCGGCTTCAATGCCCTGGTCGGCGACCTGAAGGCTCTGGCGGGCGCCCTGGCCGGCGTCAATGCGCTCGGCAACAATGCGCGCCCGGTGTGGATCATGAACCCGGTGCAGGCGCTCAGCATCGGCCTCACCCAGAATGCCGGCGGGTTTTTCCCGTTCCAGACGGAGATCAACGCCAACCGTCTGCTCGGCTATCCGGTGGTGACATCATCGACCGTCCCGGCGACCATGGTGATCCTGATCAACGCCGCCGACCTTATGGTGGTGCAGGGCGACACGCCGCGCTTCGACATCTCGGACCAGGCGACACTGCATTTCGAGGACACCACGCCGCTGCAGATCACCACGGGCGCGCAGGGCTCGGCGGTGGCGGCAACCCCGGTCAGGAGCATGTTCCAGACGGACTCGCTCGCGCTCCGCATGATCCTGCCGATGAACTGGGCGATGCGGCGCACCGGCAGCGTCGCGTGGGTGACCGGCGTCACCTGGTAGTGCGTTACACATGGCTGAAGCCGGCCTCGTGGCTGCGGGGCCGGCGCTTTGAGAAGGACGGAAGCGATGCCAGAAGTCATGGAAAACCCGGAACTGCGGCAGGAATACGAACAGCGCAAGGAGCGGACGGCGGCGTTGACCGACCTGACGCTGCAATCGACCGACGGCAGCATGGTGCCGCCGACCCCGACGCAGGAGGAAAACGACCTCCTCGCGCTCGGGCTGATGCATCCCGACGACAAGGCCCAGGCGGCGCAGGATAAGATGATGCCCTCCGTGGCGGCGCAGCAGGCGTATCTCGCGACCGGCGCGGAGATGCCCAAGGCACCCGCCGCCGCGCCGCGCCCGGCAACCCCGCCGCGAACCGAGCCGGCGCCACCGCATGCCGAGCCAAACCGCGGCCGGCATCCTGAGCCGAACCGGTCGCGCGAGTGAACCTTCCGACCGTGCGGGCGGGGATGCTTCAGCGCATCTTCCGCCCACGGCAGAAGCAGTTCGGGATGCCGCAGATCGTCGGCGGCAGCGGCGTGCCGGCGAGCTGGCCGTGGAATTTCTGGCAGCTCGGCTATGACCCGCTGCGGTCGAGCGGCTCGGCGGTGGTCTATGCCTGCCGCCAGGCTTATGCGCAGACGATCAGCATGTGCGCCGGGACGCATTGGCAGAGCACCGATGACGGCGGCCGCGAGCGGGCCACCAGGAGTGCCCTCAGCCGCATATTGAAGCGGCCGAACAGCTATCAGTCGCCGACCGATTTCTTCCTGTATCTCACCGATTGCCTCTATGGCGAGGGCGCCGCCTTTGCGCTGGCCTTGCGCAACAACCGGGCCGAGATCGTCGAATTGCACCTGATGGACCCGGCGCGCTGCTCGGCACGGGTCGCGGCGAACGGCGAACTGTTCTACACGCTGGCCGGCAACGAAATAGTCGATCGACTATTCGCCGACAATTTGCGCGCGCTCGAAGCGGTGCCGGCGCGCGATGTGCTGCACGTCCGGCTGCCCGACCGGCGCAACCCGCTGCAGGGCTGCGCGCCGCTCGAAGCGGCCTTGCTGGAGGTCGCCGTCTCGAATGCGATGGTGGCGCAGGCGCTTGCCTATGCCAGCAACCAGGGCAGGCCGAGCGGGGTCTTGCAGACCGACGTGGAGCTGGAGAGCAAGGAGCAGCTCGACCGGCTGCGGGCGGCGTGGAACGAGCAGACGCAGGGCATCAACGCGGGCGGCACACCGATCCTGACGAACGGCCTCAAGTGGGCGCCGAGCGTCATCAACAGCCGCGACGCGCAATTGGCCGAGATGCTCCAGATATCCGACCAGCGCATCGCGACGGCCTACCGGGTGCCGCTGCCGCTCCTCAGCCTGAACCCCGGGCCGGGGCCGCAGGGCAGCACCGAGAGCCAGATGGGCTTCTGGGTGAGTACCGGCCTCGGCTTCGGCGCCAATCTGATCGAGGACGCCTTTGGGCGCTGCTTCGGGCTCGGCGGCTGGCCCGACGACTATCTGGAACTCGATCTCGAAGCACTATTGCGGGCCAATTTCCGCGACCGCATCGAGGGGCTCGCGCGCGGCGTGCAGGGCGGGATTTTTTCGCCAAACGAG